CGTCTGGTTGTCTGACGTATTTGAGTGGCCGGCATGGAGGATCTGCATGTTCGATGCTCTAACATACCCATCAAGAAGGAGTTCCGCCTGCATGAGAACGTAAATCTCGTCACCGGCTGTGCTGGAAGAGTCGTATGTAAGACCCGCTGTAAAAGACAACTGAGGGGTCTTAAGGACCATTTCGGAAGAAAGCGTCCTCGTGCATATCGTGGTTTCAGAATAAGACGGGTCGGTTGAGGATGATTTCGTAATCATCATGCTCTTGGTTGCCGTCTTGTTTGAACTCGGATCCGTGTAGGTGGAGCCTGATATTGACGAAAGCGTCCCGCCGTGGATCTTCATCTTCTCATCACCGGAACTATTAAACAACTGCAACACGTTCCCAATCATCTGGAGGAATCCGGACCCAGAATTATCGGTCGTAATTTCCTTCGCTTTGAGACTCTTCGTGTTCAGCTGCTCAATAAATGCAGACTGAGAAATAAGGTTGGTGATGAAGGCCGTGTTCGCGGACAAGTCGCCGACGTCAAGATATTGCGCCTTGATTCTGTTGGCGAGCACCAGGGCCGTGTAAATAGGCTTCATTGAGTTCATTACGTCCCAATACTGCGTGCTGGAAGATGCTGGCTTGTTGGAACTTGATGCCGTATGAGTCTGTTTACAAATCCATGCTCCAGGAGGATTGGTCTGGTCGAAGATGTTAATCTCATCCTCTACAACAACGTCAACAAATCCCATGTTATTGCTGTCGCGCACATAGGGATTGTTATCGTTCCTGTACTCAACGCCGCTCGTCCATTTGGAGAAGCGATATGTGAGTCCCGTATCTGCAAATACACTAATAATGTGAGGCGTTGTGTCCACCGGTGATGTTCCGGAGGAATACGTTGTCCTGGTGAAATGCCAGAGATACCGAAGTGTGGAAGTTACGGCCTGCGGTGTAGTGGTCCATCCGCTCGTGGAGGTCGTGACTCCGCTGCTGGACGCGGATGCAAGGTAATACTCGGTAACGGACGTAATACCTCGTCCAGGATTGCCCGGATTACCGTCTGTCCCGAAGTGCCCTATAATAACCGGATCCGTGTATCCTTCCGTGTTGTCTGAATAAACGATTTTCTCATAGTTCCACAGGTAGGGCTTACTCGAAGTGATTGTCTGGATTGCAGTGGTCCACCCAGACGTATTCCTGGTAACACCGCTGCTCGATGCCGAGGCGAGGTAGTATTCGGTAATCGAGGATATGCCCTTGCCGTCCTTACCAAAGTGCCCGATGATGGCCGGAGTGGTATTCGTGAAACTGCCGTCGGTGTAAACCACCTTTTCATAGTTCCACAGGTACGGTTTTGCTGCCGTTATCGCCTGCGGTGTAGTGGTCCATCCGCTCGTGGAGGTCGTGACTCCGCTGCTGGACGCGGATGCAAGGTAATACTCGGTAACGGACGAGACTCCCTTACCGTCTTCACCCTTCCTTGCGCGGGTGACAACCTTACTACCTTGTGCCTTAGCCGTGGCCATTCCTTATTCCTCCACTTCTTCGACCGGATCCGTTACGGCGTGGGCAATCTGCTTGGCCTTCACACGCCAGTCTTTGAAGTCCTTCAACTCCGTCTTGTGCTCCGGCGTGTCTTCGCCGTTGGCTAGGATGGCCTCCACCTTGTCCTGAGAATACTTGTCGCGGACGATGGCAGACACCACCTTGCCGTAGTCGATGGAACCTACGACGTCCACGTTCTCGCACACCAGCTGCTCGACGGTATCGCCGTCGATGACCTTGGTGATGTGCTCATAGTCGAAGTAGATGCGGGTGACGGCCCCCTCCTTTACCACAACGACGCCAGCGGGGACTTCCCCGTTGTAATCAGCATAAACTTTCATAAGTCTATAAATTTGTAAGTGAATTTTCCTCTTCCGAGATCGACGCGGGTGATGCCCACGTTTTCGACCGGGAACACCTCTTTGCCAGCATCCTCTGCCTTACGGCAATCGTCCAGGATGTTCTTCATCTGGAAGGAACTGATGGTGAACTTGATTTTCTCGCCGTCCTCCTTCCTGACCATGAGCATGTAGCGGTCGTAGTTCATCTTCTTCGGGTCGTGCAGGTCCGGCGTGGGAACGTTGGCCTCGAAGTCAAGCACGGAGATGCGCTGGTTCAGCACCTCCGTAATGCTTCCTTTCCGGCACTCGAAGAACTTCTTGCCGTCCTTCGAGCTTGCCTTCTCGATAGATATTCCTTTCTCAGCGAATCCCATAAGCGGTTTTCCTGTTATCGTTTCCCAGAGATTCCGGCAGCGTCCGTACTTGCACCATCCCCGGTAGCTGTCAATAAGTTGCCTTTTTCTTTTTCGGCTTTTGACGCGGGCCATGCTCCTTGCGAATTTTGTCTTTATCGACTTGCGCAGCCGCTGGTTGTCCTGACTGAACTGGTACCCCAGAAAGTCTATGTACCGGCCCCCGCTGCCGCTTTCTCCGCTTTTTCTTGCCATGCCCCTTTATCGTTCCGTAGAAACTGCCCGCCTTCACTACCATCCCGCGTTCCTCGCAGAGCCGGTTGTACACGTTCAGAAGGAACCGGATTTCCGCTTTTGACCGACCGAATATCACAACATCGTCGCAATTCCGCTCGATCTTGGCCCCGTACTTTTCTGTGAGGATGTGGTCTATCTCTAAATGGCCGAGGTTCCCAATCATCCCGCTTGCGTATGAGCCAATTCGCACTCCTCTCCTTGGTTTTCCGCTCATCTTCCAGCATCTGAATTATTTCGTCCCCGCAGTAGTAATCCAGCACGCATATTTCTATCAGCCGTATAAATTTTTCGTCCTTAAACCAGTGCCTGAACGCCCTCACCATGTAGTCGGGATCCAGGCCCTGATAGTATTTCTTGCAGTCGGACTGGGAGAAGTAAACATGGTCCGGATACCGTCTCATGATTCTCTGCATCCGTTTCACGCCGTAGAGGCACCCTCGTTTCCTGATGCAACTGGACGTGTCTGCAATCATCTTCTTGTTTATGTAGGGTTCGATAACCTGCATGATGGCGTGGCTCATTATCTTCCACGGGTCATACTTTTCATCTTCCAAATCACGGACCTTGCCACGGTCCGTCCTGCGCTGCATCTTGCGGGCCTCGTGCTCCGGGAAGTCCAGGTTTAGTATCTGACGCCGGAGTCTCTGAACCGTCCCTTCAACGTCGGCATTGACATCACGGATCTGCTTCGATCTGTTCGCCTTACCTCCCCTCTGGGATCGTTTGATGGCTAACCGCAAGTTATCCTCGTCCGCAACCTTTTCCAGGATATGCCCTACTTTTTTCGTCATACAAATATACGCATTTTTTTATTCCCTGCAATAGTGATACCGCCCGGGACGTTCGAGAGTGACCATCGGGAAGGAACTTCAACGCTCACAATGCGCTTACTTACGCCCTCCAACACGCTCGGCCAAACCTACATTAGCCCCGCTCGCAAGCCCATACCTCCGGGCTGCTCTCCCGCATACGAGATGTTCTGACTCTCCGGCGCGACCTGCCGCCGGGGTCAAGGCTGAGGGGGTTCGCTGGCCGGTGTCTATCCGGCAAGGCGATGAACAGGGTTTTTCACTTTGTATGGCGGGCGCCGATGTTCGAGTTCGAGTTCGACCAAGCGTTGTTCGAGTTCACGTAGAGCGGCCCCGACTTCGACCCGTTATTCGAGTTACCGCCGACGAGGCAGACCGAAAGAACTGGAACCACCGAGCGTACTATACCCCCTCCTGCCTACCACAAATCGGGCGCGGATGCAGCCGCCTTAGGAGCGACTGCCCCGCGCGTCCGTTGTGGATTTGGGTTGGTAAAGATGTTTCAAAGAACTACTGATTTTTACAGATCGGCCCCATCTACAATGGTCACTGGACCATAATATGCAGGGCGGGCGCCGATGTACGAGGTCGAGATCGACCAAGCGAGGTGCGAGTGCACGTAGAGCGGCCCCGACCCCGACCCGTTATTCGAGGAACCGCCGACGAGGCAGACCTGTCCTGTCGTGTTGCCATAGAAGTGGTCAGACCAGGAAACGTTGGAGTCGCCGCCGAGCGAAGTCGCGATGACATCAAAGAACTCACCCTTGGTCATGACCTTGGCGTAGCCGTTGGTGGTCAGGCGCGTTAGATCACGGAACTCGCCGTCCGGGTGGGAGGCAAGTTCGGAGGCAGAAGGAAGGCGGTTGCCCTTGTAGATGTACACCTCGTCACCGTCCTGACCGGAGTTACCGCTGTTGCCGAAGAAGATGCCCTGGACAAACTCCCACTGGAGGTTCCACCAGTCCTCGATACCCAGAACGGAGACGTGCGTGGAATCGGCGTTGGCACCAGATGCGATAGCCACCGTACCGGAGGCATCACCCAGGCTCTTCGTCAGACCGGTAGTCTTGAGGACGGTCGATGCGTTCACGGTATCCCAAGAGAGACCGGATGCGCCACCTACGCCCTGACCGAGGCTGGCCTGTGCGTTTGCATTACCCTGGGCCTCAGACAGGCACATAATCTCGAACCAGCGCAGGCAGTCGTAATCCTTGAGGCCCCAGTTGGCGCCGAAGGACTGGGCGGCGCTGAAATAGGCGCTGATGGTCTTGGCCGAGGTGTCGAAGGTGACACCGGAACGGGACACCAGTTTACCGCTGGCCAGGGAGCCTTTGTAGGCGCCGATGACCATCCGGTTGCCATTATCCGCGTTCGCGAGATAGTGGCCGGAGATGGGGAACTCGGAGCACCACAGGTACGGGATGCTTGTCTCCGCGTCAGTCTGCACCAGGTAGTACAGACGAGGAGCGATGACAACCACCGAACCCCTGGTCTCGTCCAGGGTCGTACCGTCGGCGAAGACACCGGAGTTGTTCTTGTGCAGTTTGGCAGCACGACCGTTGGCATCCATCAGATACCGGCCCACCTTCGCCTTGTAGGAGTTGTAAGCCGCGATGTTGCCGATCATGCCCCAGGCGGGGCTGGTCTGCGTTGCGTCCTTGAGAGGGAATCCCCACGCTACCTGGTGGAGAAGTTCCGCCTGGCCTTCGTTCATGGCCGTCTCGAAGTCCTCCATCGAGATTCGACGGATGGACCCGCCGATCTCGACGATGAGGCTGTTCGATTTCAGCATGGACGAAACAGACGTTGCTGTTGCTAAATTCTTGTTTGCCATAACTTATGAAATTGGTTTACATTGTCCATTCAACCTCGGACACCACAACCACGTCCTTCTCGACGCCCTGGATGTCGGTCTCCGTGGTGGTTATGCTCACCAGGTTCGTAGCCCCGGTGTTGTAACTGGAGGCGGGAACCCTCTTACGCTCCACCCATCCGTCGGGGTCCATGACGTGAGACACCCAGTGGGCCGACGTGATGGTGGTCAGTTCTGTGTTGGTCCGCACGTTCACCACGTAAGCCTGGAGATAGACCGGCTTGTTCGTGTCAACCTCGCGGTTGGGCGTTCCGGTGGTCGTTCCGTCGGAGTTGCAGTAACGGTGCTCCACGTGATAGTCATCGAGCGTGTCGATGATGCGGATACCGGCCCGGTAGATGGGGTCTGCTCCGTTCTCGTAGTCCGTCTGGCTCTTGTAGAACTCCGCGATGAACAGTTGGGTGCCGTCCACGTCCGCACGGGTGACGGTGATGCTGGCCTGGCCCAGTTTCTCGGACCAGTGCGTATCGTCCTTGTACCACTTCACGTAGTAGCCGCTCTGGACGGTTCCACCAAGGTACAGGGCTGTGTTCACGGTGGTCTGGGTGACAGATGCGGTCAACTGCTCAGTGGTCGCATTGATCGAGCCGTAGTACGAGGAAGCACCGACGCTCTGGATCTGAATGTCCACGCTCTTGGTCAGGTTGTACTCTACACCGGCCACAGTGGCCACGCAGGTATAGGTGAGGGAGTCGGAGGCCACGTTCGTTGTGCTCGCCAGGTCCCCGATGATTGCAAGGGCGCCACTCTGGGCCATAGCAAAACGACCGTCGTTGCTGGCCTTCGTGTACACGACACCACCGATAGTGACCGTGCTGCCAGTGAAGGTCAAGGCCACGTTGTTGTAGGACCAGGCGTGATGGCCCAGCGTGACGGTGTTGCCACGGGCCGACGTAACCTGGGGTGTGATGATAGGAGTCACCTGGCCGGTCCCGGTTCCCCAGGACGGGGTGACTACGCCGGTAACTGGGTCAACGCCCTGGTAGAGCGGCACGCCGTTGTTACCGAAAGTGATGAAGAAGGTATCACCGTTGCGCAGGCGCTTGACCGTGATACTGTTTTGTGCGCTGTAATTGTCCATTACCAGTCTCCTTTTATGATTAGTTGCTTGATTTCAAATACGTCATAGATCTTCCCGTCGATGACACTCGCCCTTTCCTCAAGCGTCTCTCCGGGCAGGATGTTCAGGTCCTTCTCGTTGACTATGACGTGCTCGCCGTTGACCCGGCACCCCTTGATGGAGATACCGGCGCCAGCGGTCTTCTGTCGGTCTGCTATGATGTACAACATGACTAATTGAAGATTAAGGTGTTACCGTTCTCGTCAACGAAGATGTCACCGTTCGAGTCGATGGCTACATCGTGGGCTGGCTTGATCTCGCCCTCAGCCTGGATCTCCATCCAGGAATCATTGTATGTCTTTCCGATTCCCGTCTTCTCAATCATGAAGATGGTCTTCTGGCCCTCGTTGTGGTACAGATGCGATTTGTTCACAGTGTCCGTGTACCAGTCGATCTTGATGATGTTCTCAGGCTCCTCCACCACGTTGCCGTCAGAGGCGCACATCACCTCGTCGTAGCGCTGCGTGTCGCCCGGAAGGATACTCGCGCCGTTCGTAGGCTCCAGGTTGTAGTCCTGATAGACGCGGTTCACGCTGAACTGCAACTGCGGGTTCGGATGGTTGCTGTCCGACAGCACGGCACGTACCAGGAAGTCCTGCTTGGTGATGAGCCGCAGATCCAGGACGATGGCCGTGTTACTGATGCTCAGCACCTCCTTGTTGGCCGCAGCCGTCAGTTCAGTGAACGTGCTGGCCCCGTCAACCCGGTACAACTTGACAGTGAACCCGGTCGTGATGACCTCGCCACCCTTGTACACCTGGACCGGGATGGTGCGCTTGTAGGCGTTCTCGTCAGTGGCCGCAGACTCGGCGGCAGCACTGGCCGTAATCTTCCCGTGAGCCACCTTGTATTCGTACAGGTGGAGTTTGTCCTTGAAGGGATTGTACTGGATGATCTGGTCCTCGCCGATGCTGATGCTGAATCCGTCCTCAGACACGTCTTCCGTCGAGAGGATGATGGCATCCGTCTTGATGGGAATCAGCGTGCCCATGCGGGTGTCAGCAATCACACCCTCGAAGCGCAGGCTGTACTGCTTGTCCGGAGATACGTTCTGCCGGATAGTGATGGCCCCACGGTAGTTGGTGCTCGAAGTGTCAATCTCGTACTTCGCATCACCGGCACCGTTGTTACCCTGCCAGTCAGGATGCTGTGAGATCTCCACATCGTTCACGTACCAGTGCATCTCCGTCAGCAGCATGTTCGCATACTGATTGTGCCACGACCCATCAGCCGCGTTGGCAATCACCTCCGGCCAGAACTGGGAAGGGTTGACCTCACGGTCCGGTTCGTACTGACTCTGCACATTTCGAGAATTGAACACCTGCAAAGCCGGGCGAGTGGGCGTAGTGCACTGTATGGAAACGGCTACGTTCAATGGAGCGTAGTCAACCCTGATTCGTTTCTTGTTGCTTTGCATATCTCTATATCGTTAAATTGTATTCAGTCTGTGTTCCGTCGTTCACAAGCGCCCTGATGGTGAACAGCGTGCTAACACCAATGGTAGCCAGGTCAGAGTATTGCTGCGTGTGGACGATATCAATGTTACCGGCGAAGTTCTGCACCTTCGGGAGAAGCGCCCAGGCCGCATCAGCCGCCGGATCACCGGAATCCCGCTCAATCTCCCAGGCTACGACGTTCGCGGTCTTGTCCTCCCAGCCCTTGTACACCGTGCAACTCACGTGCAAGGTCTCACCGTAAGCCAGCGTGTCCATGCCCTCCGTATCAATGTCTATCCGGTACGGCAGTTCCTCGAACTGCTTGATCACGCCAGACATATAGATATTGTTCAGGTAAGCCGAATACCCCGACATGTTCAGTCCGAAGATGTTCAGGTTCGACAAGTCACCGAACTGGGCACCGATGTTGTTCGCCGTGAACTCCCAAGAGTTGACCGCCTTCAAGTAGCGCTCGTAAGTCCTGGTGCTGTAACGGGACGTCTGGCGGGTCGTGTCGGAGAAGTTTCCGTAGGCCACGAAGTGCATGGCCTCGCAAGGATGGTGCGTATGGGTCCACGTGTTGCTGACCGGCCTGATGGCATATCGGAAGCAATGATTATCTTCTGCTAACAATTCTGTTACGCGGAAGTAGCAGGTATAGAAGCCGGAGAACTTGAAGTTACCGATACCGTCATCAGAGTCAACCAGTTCATTGGAGTTTTCATTGATGCCGTCATGGTATATGCCCATGCAGATATCGTCGAGGGCTAACTTTCCGATTTCTCCATCCTCAAGATGCAGATAGGCAACGCCCGTATTGAGCATGTTCCCATTCGCATCATAGTCAGGCTCAACGCGCTCAATCACGCCACCACCGGGTGCCCGCCAGGTGTTACCGACATTGATGCTGATTCGGTTGTACCTGAGTTCAGGAACCTCAAGGAAATGGCGGATGGAAAGTTCATCCAACTCGCCACGGCCATATTCGTCGATGTTACCACCGAAACCGGTAAGACCTTCCGCATAATCACCGAATGATGTACCAGCGGCCATCTTGATCTTTCCGACTGCTGTGTCTTCGGTCTCCCTGGACAGGTAGCGCTTCTGCATGGCAGTCTGCTGCGACTGCATTTTGGCGATGGTGTTGTTCACGTTCGCCAGGATCTGCTCGGGAGAGAGCGATGCGCTTCCTTCGGACCGGCCCAGGACGTTCTCTGATAGCACGACCTCCACCGCCGGATAGATTGTGGTTTGCGCGTCCCATGTGATTGTCATGGAGCGTATGGCCAGTTGCAGAATCTCGTTGCCGGAGAAGCGTGGGTCGTAAATCTCCATCACGCGTCCGACTGTGAGTTTGCTCATCAGCGTCTCAGTCTCCTCGCCATACAGCGTGTTGATTCGGATAGGATCCAACTGGACCGCCCACGTGGGATTCGCATAAGCCTTGGCGTCCAAAGCAGCCTGCTTCGCCTCATTCACCTTCTGCTCTCCCCACACCACATACAAATGCGGCATGTCGATGCCGATGAAGAAGAAGTGGTCCCCAGCAACCGGCTTGGCGGTTTCCGCGCTCGGGATATATTTACCTGTGGACTCGTAGTCAACGTCTGATTTGGCAAGAACAAGACGCCACTCTGACGTGACGCCGTTCCTGGTCTTCGTCCTGTCAACTGCTGGCCAGTCCACGATAGTAAACTCATAGTCGCTCGAAGCAGACATCCACCCATCCGAGAAGACCAACTTGGCCTCGTTACCGAGACGGTCTCCAAGGATAGGTTCCCAGACACGCTTCATGTATTCCAGGTCCGTCTCATTCTGGCCTTGTTCGGTCTGCCAGATATTCTTTACCCAGATATTGAAGGTAAGCGGGTTGCGACCATCTGAGGTTACGACCGTGTTCTTTAATACGACGTTCTTGATACCCACGTCGCGGATGGTCATCTTATCCTTCGGACGGGCATCATAGACGCACTTGATATGCAGGTGATATGTGTCTCCTCCAGGGATACTGCCAATAGGGAACTCCTCGCTGTCCTTATCGCGGATAGCAACGACAGAAGATTTGTCTGTCAGCAGAGAGAAGGCGTATGCGTAGTTTGGATATACCAGGCCACTCTTGTCGTTGCTGGTGTACCAGTTGAAGGAAATCTGGCCGAGGTGGCCGGAAGGAACATCGAATGACGGGCCATTAAACTCATAGGTTCTGGTAGTAGAGCCAGAACCGAAGTTCTGAGTCTTCACCATGTCTCCGAGGCTCTGCTGGCTTGTCGCTCCACCATCATCCCCGTCAGTAATCTCTCCGATGGCCACCGTCTCGTCGATGCGCCCATAGGGGTTCACGGTAATGCCCTGGATAGTCGGGAAGATATTGTCATCATCATCCAACTTGCCCTGTCGCACGCCATATTCTGCGATAGAGTCCGTATCTTCCACGTACTCAACAGGCTGGAACTTCTCATCGGTGAGACCCTTCTGGTATGCCCAGTGATTCTGAATCTCAGCAGGCTCCGGTGTGGAAGGAACCGGGTAGTCCGGATTGACCGGCCTGTTCGGATTCCTGAGCCAACCCTTCACGTAGTATCGGAAGTTAATATCAAGCAGTCGCTCGAAATAAACATTCGCTAATTCCGCGCAGGCATCGGGGTCTCCAGCAAACGCCGTATTGTTCGGGTCCGGTTTCTTGAAGTACCGGTAGGGCAGGTTCTGCTCTCCGCCGCGACCGAGCAACTGGTTGTAGATATCAGCATCCTGTAACTGGCGCTCGATTCTGGTGAGGCCACCAGCGTAACCGTACTGGAAGATGTGGTTCTCTATCTTGCCGAGGGATCCGCCGACATTGATGACGTACCGCTCATTCACTGCGTCCCACGCAATGTGCCATACCAGGCCATACACGTCATAGATCGCGGGTAGAACGTCCCACAGATATGTGTACTCAATCGTTACCTCCTTCACCTCGTCAGACAGTTCCGTACCGGCCTCAACCTGAATAACGAACTGACCACCAAAGTAGTAGTCCAGAACCCGGTTGAAGGCGGTAATGAAGTTCTGCGCAGACAGACGCAGGGAAGCGATGTATTTATTGATGATGACGGTCCCAACCTCTACTTCGGAGAGTTCGATGAAGAAATACCGCTTGAGTTCAGATATTGGGAAGGAGGTAAAGGTAAGATCAACCAGGGAATTTCTGGTCGTATTATCCTTCGCCGCCTGAGGAGTGTGAGTGTTCAGGATAAACTTCTCACCATTGTATGTCAGAGACCACTCCTGGCTCTCGAAATCAGGAACCACATCTCCGTCAATCTTCACCTGAGTGGTAATAACGCGCTCACCCATCTCCTCAAAGGAGACAGTTGCCTGATGCAGCGTTGCATAAGAAGGGAAATTGACCTCTGTTATTCCTGGAATCATAATGAGCGGTGTTAGGCGCCGGAACCAGAGCCAGCGCCAAGATTAAAGTTACAGAGACTCGGCTTATTGACTCGGATCGTCCACTCTACCACCACTACATCATGGGCCTCGCCGGTGCGATCACGCCAGAACTTTGTGGCCATAGCGATTGGCTTCGGATACCCGACGATAAGCACTTTCTTGTAATCGTTATAAAAAGAGACCTGCTTGTAGGTCTTGACTCCGCCGGTGACATCCTGCGTGTAGAGCAGGGCATTAAAGGCGGAAATCTTCTGGTTTGCGTTCTCCAGGGCGCCTTCCGCCTTGATATAGAACTTCACCTTATAATCGAAGGGGGCATCTACGGTCTTTGGATTGATGTTCTCGCCCTCCTGCTCCGGGTATGTGGTTACGTCGAAGTTTTTCGAGTCAGAGCCAAAACGACTGTCCGCAGACACATAGACAAGTCCATGTACCTGCGAATCCTGTACGGATCCATCTCCTATTTTAATTCGGACCGTGAGCATGATGCAATTTCTTTAATTCACAGTTTTCACACTGGCTGTCCAGTTCATCCTCATGACGCAGGACGGGGCAACCCTCCCCCTCAGCAGTGTATTGGCAGTGATTCGCCCGGCGAATAGACTCTCGCTTGTCATCCAGTTTCTTCTCAAGATGCTTGTTGTACTCCCGCGTCTTCCGATTCTCGACATCCTGGTCCGCGATGTACTGTTTCTGCATCTCAAGAATTTGGGATACGTTCTGGAGGACATCGGCCTCCTTCTTCTGCTTGGTCCGCCAGATGCTTGCGAACCATCCCAAAACCGCCGTGACTGCTGGTAATGCTACATCTCGAAGCACATCCAGTATGATAGGACTTCCTTCCATTTATTTGACCTCACGATTATAAGTTATACAATCCATCTTGCCGGAAGACTCGGACTCAACCTTGTTGCTTCCGAAGATGTAGAGGGGAACCCTGATGGGCCTGGGCAGAAATTCTTCGTTTGCGCTCTCAACTCGCATATCACAACCATTGGCGAAGTACAGCATCGGAATCATCTTCTTGGACACATTGAGACCGGTCCTGATGGTGCCGGTACAGTTGTGGAAAATGTACACGTCGCGGTCCATCAGAACCTCGTCATCAAAGTGCTTGTCAATGAAAATGCCGTGCAGATCGAGCCGTTCTTCCGGGAACTGACGCATCAGTTTAAGGGAAGGGCAGTCGTTCTCCAGAGACCAATCCACGCCACGGCGATATAAATAGAGGAAGTCCGTAAGGGACTTGCATCTATCCAAAAGCCCTGCGTACTCATCACAGACGCCCTTGTTGACGGCATCTGTGATTACGATTGATTTCCACTGGTTCTCCTTCATACCGCAAAGATACAAAAATAATCTTATTTTGTAACAACAGCGTGAGTGCTAATATTCGCGTTCTTCGGAGTGATCACGCTCTTGAGCATGGACCGGACCTCGGCAATGTTTTCGTCGATTCGCTCCATCTGGTTCCTGAACGTCTCGTCTCCGAAGGTAGAGCCACCCTCAGAGGACGCTGCTGCGGCGGCACGAGCGGCAGGAGAATTGCTTCCGGCACCGCCGGTGATAGCCTCCAGAATCGCGGCAACATTGGCGCTGATGTTGGGAACGAAGGACATGTAAAAATTCTGGGTATTGATACCAGCGGCCAGGCCGTTGATGCTCTGTTCAGAAGCACCGGCGATGTCCTTGGCAATACCGGAGAGGTCAGAGCCGGAAGCACGCATGTTGATACCAGCGGCAGCAAGCCTCTGCATCAGTGACTGCATGGCGCTGTCAATCTTCTCTGTTGCCACCTCCGTCTCAGCCGCAATCTTTGCTATGTCTTGCTCGGAAAGTTCCTCGCCCTCCTGGGCCAGCCTGTCGATATCGTCGAAGATCGGTTGCAAGATGCCCTGGATAATCTTTGCGGCCAGAGAGTTCACAACCATGGAGTCAATCATCTCCTTGAAGTTCTCCTTGATGGAACTGGCAGTAAAGGCAAACTGCTTGTAGGCGTCAATCCAGGACTCGGCAAAGGACTTTGCTGCGCTGGTCACATCAGAGTCTGTCATGAACTCGGACACCTGTGAGCGCATCTCCTCTATCTTCTGCTCCATCTTCTCGGCTTCCTCCTCGTATCCCTGAGCGGCCTCCTCGTCGGCCTTCTTACCCTTCGAGCGCTCCAGACGTGCTTGCTCGCGATAGGCGGCAGCCTCGGCCTCAAGGACCTTCAACTGCTGGTTGTATGTGCTGATGTAGTCGGAGCCAAACGCCTTCGCGATAGCCCGGTCCAGAGCCTCATAGTCCTTCTCAAGGTTCTTGATAATCCGGTCCTGCTCCTCAATCTTGTTGTTGATCTTCTCAACCTTAGCGTTGATGATACCCTTGATGAGACCAACGACAGCACCGATGGTCGCGATGATGGCTGCGGCCATGGCGATGAACGGGTTCATCATGAGCGTTCCATTCAAGACGGCGTTCAGGGTGATAAGCACCGGCATGATACCAGCGATGAATGACAGAGAATCTGTGACGCCGTTCAACACCTCATCGACAATAGGAATTTCCTCAATGTCGAATACCTCGCCCATGTAGTCACGGATAGTCTGGAGACCGCCTGCCAACTGAGACCAGGCGTTTATGTAGTCACCCATGCCCTCGATACCCTTCTCGATCTGCTTGTTCGCATCGCGGAATCCGTCTTCAAGGTGATCGAAGTCAAGTTTCATGACGCCCTTCGCCGACTTATTGAAGGCGTCGATGGCCTTCTTGGCCTTCTGGATAGCGGCGGGGTCTCCGGATGCGATAGCGGCCATTCCCTGCTTCGCCACCTGTGCACCCTGCATGCCGGTGCTCATAGCCTGAATCGGGTCGCGAGAAGCCTGAGTCTCCTTAACCTTTTCGAGCGCTTCGGCCATGGCCTTCAACTGCTCCGGAGTGAGAAGGTTCCCCTCCTTGTCAATGATCTCCTGAATCTTGACGGCAAGGTCAGCCAGCGTCTTGTTGCCAACGCGGTCCAGGTCCTCGAAAGCCTTTGTCCACTCATAGGTATTCTTCAACTGCTCCACGTCGATGGCGGCGGTATCCTTTGCCTCCTGGGTCTTGGAAGCCTCCGTGTAGGTGTCCCTGGTAGTCTTTGCCTTGGTGCGCTGAGTTGTGGCCTCCTCGGCGGTAATTTCACCCTTCTCCTCGGCCTTACGGATGCGTTCGAGTTCCTTGTTGTACCACTCTTCGATTTCGACACGACGCTGAGCCTCGCGCTGGGCAACATCAGAGCGACGCTCGTCGTAATCCTTCGCCTTCTCATACGCCTTCACGATGTCCATCATCATGTCGGCATAGTGCTTTTGGCTATCCTTGGCCATATCCTTCAAGATGTCCCGCCATTCCTCTGGGAACTTCTCCAGGTTGTCCAAGATGTAGCCGAAGTCCTGATTCTCAATGGCGCTCTTCATGTCTGGAGTCTTAGCGTCATCACCAAGAGAGGCGAAAGCCTCGTTCAACTGGGATTGCATGCGCTCCTTGAAGTCCTGGCCGATGTTACCATAAACAGACACGGTGAGGGTAGTAGCCAGGTCGGAATCGCCGGTCATGCTAAGGATGTCATCGTAGAACTTCTTGACCGTCTCAGACTGCTTCAACTCGTCCTTCATTTTCTTGAAGGCGTTGTCGAAGTTCTTGGTCATCTGAGTCGTATCGAAGTCTGTCTTGGCGTCCCAGAGAGACTGGAGTAACTGCTGGAAGTCGCGGAGCGCCTTGGCCTTGTTCGAGTTGCCAGTAATCTGCTTGCTGAGGAAGGCCGTCATGTCGTTACCGGCGCCCT